GCGGGGGCGAAGATTGGCGCGGAGATTGCCGAGCGACAGGCTGAACGCGATCAGAAGGATCGCCGCGTGAGTGCAGATCAGGAAGCGAAGGGCGCAGAGATTGGTCGCAAGATAGCTGACAGTCTGTTGAAGAGTCCCTGATGAATGATTTTGTTGACCCACGATTTGTGGATTTGTTAATGTCGCGTTTAAACGAAACGGAGTCACGCTTAAAAGACGTGATTGTTACTGGATCTATCGAGAACTTTAACCAGTATGAATTGCTCCGTGGTCAGATCGAAGGTGTTCAATTTGCCAAGCGTGACATTGAGGAAATTGTCGAAAAGATTTTTGTAGAGGAATGACGCCCGCGAGGGCAGGGGTACACCACTTCCCCTTCTAAGTGGACTGAAGGTTAAACAACATGGCCGAAGTAACGGATATTCGAGAGGAGACAGCAACTCAGCTGCCAGAGCCTACCGGATATCGCATCCTCGTTGGGCTGCCGAACATCGAAGAGAAGACGGACGGCGGTATTCTCAAAGCCCATGAAACCATCCAAGTCGAAGAAGTTGCCTCCATGGTGGGGTTTGTGATCAAGATGGGGCCGGATTGCTATCGAGATAAGACGCGTTTCCCTCATGGCCCATGGTGCAAAGAAGGTGACTTCATCATCATGCGGGCTTACAGTGGGACGCGTATTAAGATTCATGGCAAGGAATTCCGGATTATTAACGACGATACCGTAGAAGCCGTGGTGGATGACCCAAGAGGTATACACCGTGTCTGATGTAGATAGCTTTTTACCGGACGAAGCCGACGTCATGAAGACGTTGGAAGCAGAGGCGCAAGACGATCTTGACATTGAAGTTGTCGATGATCGCCCGCCCGAGGATCAGCGTGCACCACGCGTTGTCAATCCCAATGACGAGTTTAATATTGATGCAGAGATAGAGGGGATTGACAAAGAGACGAAGGATCACATCAGTCGTCTCAAATACGAATACCACGAACAACGACGAGCCAAAGAAGAGGCTGCACGTTTGCGCGACGAGGCGCTGACGTATGCCAAGCAGGTGCAAGGACAGAATGCGCATCTGAATGATTTGGTTGGTCGCAGCGAACAGGCGTTGTTAAGCAGCGTCTCCACACGGGCCGATGCCGAAATCGAGTCCGCCAAGCAGGCTTACAAGAAAGCCTATGATGACGGCGATACCGATGCCATGGTGTCGGCACAGGAGTCGATGACAAGAGCGCACTCTGACAAGTCTTATTTGCAGAACTACCAACCGCAGGTACAGCAACCCGCACAGCAACCGGCTCAACCACAAGCAGCTCAACCGCAGCAGTTGGATGAACGGACGCAGACGTGGATTGCTAAAAACCCTTGGTTTCAACAACCGGGGTATGAAGCGATGTCTGGTTTTGCATTAGGGATGCACCAGAATCTAGCGAGTCGAGGTATCAATGCGACAAGCGACGCCTACTTCGAGCATATCAACACCGAGCTAGAGCGTGCATTTCCACAGTTTTTTCAGCAGGAAACAGAAGATCCTGCTAGTTCCCCCAGAAGGAACATCGCAGTCGTTGCTCCTGCACAAAGAGAGGGCAAGCAAAAGCGCCAAGTAAAGCTCAACAAAAGCCAAGTGGATCTTTCCAGACGGCTTGGCATTACTCCACAGCAATATGCTAAACAAATGCAAATAGATGCAGCGAAGGAGGCATTGTTATGAGCGAAGAAAAGCGTACCCCACGCGAGTTGGAAGACAGAGAAGCCAGCGAGCGTATTGAAAACTGGAAGCCACCGTCTGTACTGCCAGATCCAAATCCTATTCCGGGTTATAAGTTTCGCTGGATACGCACGAATATGATCGGCCAAGCCGACAATACGAATGTGTCCATGCGATTCCGCGAAGGATGGGAGCCGGTGAAGTCAGAAGATCATCCTGAGTTGGAGATTATGCCAGATCATAATTCTCGATTTCCGGGGTGTGTCGAAATGGGCGGATTACTTTTATGTAAGGCTCCCGAAGAAGTTGCAGAAGCCCGCCAGCGTCATTACGAAGGAAAGGCCGCGCAGCAGATGGAAAGCGTTGACCAGAGCTACATGCGTGAGAATGATCCAAGGATGCCTTTGTTGCGTCCTGATCGTAATACACGAGTAACTTTTGGTCGCGGTAACACCTAAACTTATGATGAGGTACATGTAAATGGCTACAACAGCAGCCCCCTACGGTGCCCGCCCTATCAATACGACGAGTGCAAGCGGCTCCTATACGGGAAAAGTTCAGCACATCAAGATTGCTAGTGCTTATGGCACCGCGATTTTCTATGGGGATTTTGTCAAGCTCGTGACTGCCGGTACGGTCGAAAAAGACGCCGGGACCGCAGCGCTGACACCCATAGGGATTTTCATGGGATGCAAATACACCGATTCCACATCGAATCAGATGACGTTTAATCAACAATGGCCCGCTTCGATGGCAGCATCGGATGCGGTCGCTTATGTTGTGACAGACCCAGAAGTTCTGTTTCAGATGCAGAGCGACGAAACCGTTGCTCAAGCGGCTCTCGGTGCGAACGCCTCCGTCGTTCAGACGGCGGGTTCTACGTCTATCGGCAATAGCAAAAATGCTTTTGACGGTTCGACGGTTGCAACCACTAATACGTTCCCGGTTAAGGTTGTCGATTTTGTCGATGGCCCGACGAGTTCCGTGGGCGATACCTATACTGATGTCATTGTGAAATTCAATGTAGGGCATCAGTTAACCAATACCACAGGTATTTAAGGAGGAATAAATCATGGCGATTTCACGCGCCCAGATGCTGAAAGAACTCCTCCCAGGGTTAAATGCCTTGTTTGGATTGGAGTACGGAAAGTACGAGGACGAGCACAAAGCAATCTACGAGACGGAATCTTCGGATCGATCTTTCGAGGAAGAAGTGAAGCTCTCTGGATTTGCGGCGGCTCCAGTGAAGGACGAAGGTGCAGCGATCAGTTATGACGCGGCGCAGGAAGCTTTCACGGCTCGGTACAACCACGAAACCATTGCCATGGGATTCGCGATCACAGAAGAAGCTATGGAGGATAACCTCTATGACTCACTCTCGGCTCGCTATACCAAGGCGTTGGCTCGTGCCATGGCTTACACCAAGCAGGTGAAGGCCGTAAATCCGCTCAATAACGGTTTCACCAATAGCTATCAGACGGGGGATGGGGTCAACCTGTTCACGGCTTCTAGCGACGGTGTAACCGGTGGTGATGGCCACCCGTTGGTTACTGGCGGCAAAAACGATAACCGACCCGCAACAGCGGCGGATCTTAATGAGACTTCGCTGGAAGCAGCGGTTATCACGATTGCTGGCTGGACTGACGAGCGCGGACTGCTGATAGCAGCCAGACCGCGTAAGCTGGTTATCCCGCCGAATCTGATGTTTGTTGCAACCCGCATCCTAGAGTCCGAAGGACGTGTAGCGACGGCGGACAACGACATCAATGCGATTCGTGCGAACGGTACGATTCCGGATGGGTATTCGGTAAATCATTACCTGACGGACACCAATGCTTGGTTCCTCATCTCAGACGTTCCAAACGGCCTGAAGATGTTCGAGAGAACGGCAATGGAAAACAGCATGGACGGTGACTTCGATACAGGTAACGTGCGCTATAAGGCCCGCGAGCGTTACTCTTTCGGCGTCTCTGACCCGCTGGGAATCTACGGATCACCCGGCGCAAGCTGATGTGGGTGGGGGGGTAGGCGACTGCCCCCTTTCCTTTTATCCTGACTGTCGATGTTTCACGTGGAACATAGGCAGACACTAGCCACGACAGGAGACTTACATGGCTAACACGACTTTCAACGGACCCGTCCGTTCAGAGGGTGGCTTCGAGCAGATCAGCAAAACTGCTGGAACCGGAGCTATCACGACCAACTTAGACATTGACACCAGTGGTAATATCACCACGACGGGTTATGTCTCGGCTTATTCCAACGTCAGCAGCATTACGTCTGCGACCAAAAGCGTTGAATCAACCGACTCAGGTACGGTTTATACCTTGAACAGAGCAGCAGGCATTGTGGTCACATTGCCTACGGCGGCTGCGGGTATTAACTACACCTTCATTGTGGGCACCACGTTTACCGGCGCAGGCCAGATCAACACAGACAACGCCAGTGACTTGTTCTCTGGTTTTGCCTATGTCTTTGATCCAGCCACTGCAACGGATAACAACACCTTTATTCCTGACGGCAGTGACGACGACACCATTGATTTGGGAACGGCGGCACAGGGTTGGCTTGTGGGTGGAATCATCCGCTTGGTGGCAACCACGGCTGCGGTGTGGCATTGCGAAGCATATCTGCATGGTGATGGCAGCCTAGCTACCCCATTTGAATAAATTAAAGGAGTAGTGATATGCAGTCTGATGTTCAGACCACTCGGGTAAGTGCCGATGGCTATATCACAGGTGCGTCAGGGAAAGCCCAACCGGCGCGTGTTAAGGCCGTGTATTACGTAGCTTCTGGTACTGCCGGAACGATTGCGTTAAAGAATGGCTCCGGCGGATCTACGCTGGTCACTATCGATACACCCGCGTCAGCGACGGCGACGGATCAGGTATGGTTTCCTGAGAACGGCATTCGTTTTTCGGATCGAGTGTATTGCGATGTCACCAATGTTTCTTTTGTCACCGTAGTATGGGCAGGCTAAGACATGGCAAAGTACAAGGTAGTCCAGAACGGCGAGCGTATTCCAAGCGGTGAGCCGGTCTATCAAGTAGTGACGACGGACGCAGGCAACCCTGTCGTCGTTGGCGAGTTGATGACCAAGAAAGAGGCGGAGGCAGCCATGAAAGCATTGGCCCCCGCCAAAGAGGCTCCAGCTAAGAAAGCGCCCGCCAAGAAGGCACCGCGAGCGAAAAAGTAATCCATGGCAGAACAGACCGCATCAGAGGTTGCCATGGAATTGAACGCGCATGAACGCGAATGTGCATTGCGCTATGAGGCCATCCTGCGGAGGTTGGATGATGGTTCAAATCGCTTTGATAAACTGGATCGCTGGGTGATGGGGCTGTATGCCACCATCATTGGCATGGCTGCCCTCAGTATTTTTGCCCCGTTCGGAGTATCGTGATGTACCAGTACCGGGCAACAGTAACGCGAGTAATTGATGGAGATACCGTCGATTGTGATATCGATTTAGGATTCTCCGTGGTTCTGACTAAGCAGCGTATTCGTCTGTACGGTATTGATACACCCGAAAGTCGCACCCGCGACAAGGAAGAGAAGAAGTACGGGTTACTAAGCAAGGCGTTTTTGCAGGACTCTATTGATAAGGCCGGAGACTCCCTCACGATCCAGACCCATAAAGATGGGCGCGGTAAGTTTGGTAGAATCCTTGGGCAACTTCTTGATAGTGATGGTAATTGCATTAACGATATTATGTGTGAGATGGGGTATGCGGCCCCGTATTTTGGGAAGTCCAAAGAGGATATACGCCAGATTCATCTGGCTAATCGAGAGAAGGTGGATAAGCTGAATCATGAATAAGCAATTAGAAAATCTCATTATCGATTGTTTGTTTGAGTTGAGTCGTCCATTGACCGGAGCGCCGGTCATAATATTGTGGGATGAGGTTAAACATGAGGTGATCCTGCAAACAACTGGAGATGTGGTGGCAGTTCATGTGATTAACGCCAATCAGTTTTTGGCGATGTCGCCCCATGCGATCCTGCAATTAGCACGTTCTTTTGCAGAAGACGCAGGTGTTGCGGCATAGTGTTTAAACAGTACAAGGAGGCTTAGAAAGCGTTTAAACATGGCGAAAGATAAAGCAGGTGTCGTCATGGGAGAGTTTAAACGCGGTAAACTAAAATCTGGTTCTGGGGGTAAGGTTAAGAATCGCAAGCAGGCGATAGCCATTGCGCTCAGTGAACAACGTAAACAAGGAGGCAGAATGCCTAGTTATTACGACAGCAAATCATCCAAGCCGAAGAAGACCAAGGTGAAGAAGTATCAGGGTGGCGGCCCGTTGGTGAGGCCACGAGTCAATGTTCTGGGTACAGGAGCCGCGGCAGCGCATCAACGCGCACAGGCTGGCGGGACCCATGCGTCTGAGCTTGCGCGGCAACAGGGTCCGATGAGTCAAAGAACACGAAGAGTGGGCGGTGGTCGTGGAGTTCGTAGCGGCGGTCCGGGTTTTGCCGGTGGTGGCTCTGTCAATCAGTTGATTGATAAAAAATATAAACATGGGGGAAGGATTCCGCATAATCCTTCCGACGTAAATCCGTAGGAGGAAACCATGGATTTTGATATTGTGGCGATTCTGATGTACGCGACCGCAGCGGTGACGGCATGTTCCGCCATTGCGGCTGTAACTCCCACGCCAAAAGACGATCAAGCCGTGGCCTGGGCATACAAGGTCATTGACATGATTGCCTTGAACTTTGGTAAGGCGAAAGATAAGGGAGAGACGGGGGCCTAAATGGCAACCAGCGGCACCTATACCTTCAACCTTGATCTTGGCGATATTGTTGAGGAGGCGTTTGAGCGGGCTGGATTAGAGGCTCGCTCTGGCTACGACTACCGCACGGCTCGTCGTAGTCTTGATTTAATGTTCCTTGAATGGCAGAACAGGGGGTTAAATCTTTGGACGATTCAGGAGGGAAGTCAAGCTATTACCGCTGGAACCTCACGCTATGCGTTAGATGGTGACGAACTCGATGTGGTCGAAGCCTTCATCCGTACTGATTTGGGTAGTACATCGAATCAATCGGATCAGATGATGACTCGCATTTCCATTAGTCAGTATGCGCATTTGACCAATAAGTTGGAGCAAAGCAAGCCTTTGCAGTACTGGATCGAGCGTGATCCGGGGGCGATTGCGGTCAATCTATGGCCAGTTCCCGATGATGCAATGACCTATACCCTTGTCTATTACTACTTGCAGCGTATTGAGGATAGCGGCTCGCCGGGAACAAATAACGTTGATATCCCGTCACGCTTTCTGCCGTGCATGGTGGCGGGGCTTGCTTATCAGGTCAGTCTTAAAACGCCAGAGGCAACCAATCGTTCACCGTTATTAAAGCAAATCTACGAGGAGCAGTGGCAGCTTGCTTCTGAAGCAGATCGAGAGAAAGCATCTTTGTTTATGGTGCCGGGAGGCTACGATTGACTAGCTATACCAGGGGTAAATATGCCTTCGGCTTTTGTGATCGAACGGGGTTTCGTTACAAGCTGAAGGATCTAGTACCACAGATTAAAGGAGGCTACCCCACAGGTTTTCGTGTGGGCAGGGATGTAGTGGATAAGGATCAGCCGCAGTTGCAGTTAGGTCGTCTGCATATGTCAGATCCACAGGCATTGCGTAATCCACGACCTGATACCGCACTGGATGAGAGTCGCAGGCTTTCTGCTTGGGACCCTATTGGCGGTGGTGTAACTGCCTTTGGAAGCCGCACAGTAGGCTTGGACATGCACGGTGAGGTTGGCTTTATCAAGGTGACGATCAGCTAATGGCGGACGGCCAAACAGTCCCAGCTGGTTATTACGTCAGCAACAGCAAAGACGAGGATTGTTTTTTTGTTGATGCCAAAGGTAATTACTATTTTAAGAAGGCGACTGGCGAGAAGTGGTCAACCACCGACAAGTGGAACTTCGATCACCTCTGCGATGTAACCACCGTCAATGCAGAGCAAGGCGTCAGTGCCGATGTAAACACCCACGATGGCCGTGGCCTGGAAGTGAGTGTGTCGGCCCACGTCGGCGTATCCGTGTCGAGCGTGATGAAGTGGAAGTACATGAACCCTGATGGCAATGCTGCCACCCTATGGGCTGGCCCAACGGCTGGTGTGGGTGCTGGTGCAAGTGCTGATGTCGGCGTTTGGTATGACAAAGACGGCAACATTCACATGAAGTTCGGAACCTCCGGTGTGATTCCGCACATGGATTTTGGCGCGTCCGTGGTGATTAACCCCAAGACGGTAGAGGATTTAGACAAGCCTACGGCAGAGGACAAGGCATTTTCTAAAGGCTTTACCGAAGGCATTACGCTGGGTATCGCACATAAGTCACCTCCGGTGATCACCAAGACGGTTGCCACCATCCACAAGTTTGCGGATGACGTGGGCAAGTTGCTATAGGAATAGAGCATGGCTTGGACTTACACCACATTGACGCAGGCCATTAAGGACTACACTGAGAATACGGAGACGACGTTCTCTAACAATATCACTGTGTTTATCCAACAGGCGGAAGTGACGATACTCCGCGCAGTCCAGCTGCCTGTCTTTCGTAAGAACGTAACGGGGACGATGACTGCCTCGAACGCCTACCTATCAACTCCGAGCGATTTCCTGCGCCCCTATTCGCTGGCAATTATTAACAGCAGCAGCCACGAGTATCTAATCAACAAGGACGTGAACTACGTTCGCGAGGTGTACCCCAATCCGGCAACGACGGGTGTACCTAAGTATTATGCTTTGTTCGATGACAATACGTTTATCATCGGCCCTACTCCGGGTTCCAACTACACTTCAGAATTGCATTACTTTTACAAGCCGGAGTCGATCACGGCGGCTAGTGCGGGTACTAGCTGGCTTGGTACGAATGCAGAGGATGCCCTTTTGTATGGCTCATTGCTTCAAGCCTACATCTTTATGAAGGGTGAGCCGGACGTAGTTCAATCTTATGCACAGCAATTTCAAACATCGGTTGAGGCATTGAAACTCGAAGGCGATGGTTATGATCGCACCGATGCGTACCGGGATGGTCAGTTAAGGATGAAAGTTAGTTGATGGCTAAAAGCATAGACCACGTGGCCCTCTTAGGGTTAGGCCATAGTCAGTTGGACTATCATCTGTCGATTACGCACAGCGAAGAATACGACGAAGTTTGGGCGATTAATTCGATGTGTGCTGTAGTCAATCCAGATCGTGTCTTTATGATGGACCCCGCTTCACGCTTCTTTGATAGCGATGATGCTGGCGGTCAAACCGAGGTGATGCGAAAGACGTTGCCCATGCTGACATGCCCTATCTATTCCTGTGAATTAGATGATCGAGTACCGGCGATAGCACTGTATCCCTTAGAAGAGATTGTCGAGGAATTGGGATGTGGTTATTTCAACAATACGATTTCTTACGCGATTGCGTTTGCGCTATGGAAGCGGGTTAAGCGTCTTAGCGTCTTTGGCGCTGATTTTACTTACACCACCAACATGCACTTCGGTGAACTAGGCCGGGCGTGTTGTGAATTCTGGCTGGCCCGTTGTCTTGCAGCAGGCATGGACATTGCGGTGGCACC